TATTAAAACTGAAGTACCTAGTGATTTTGCTACAATGGCCGCGGTTGGTTCAACATCTGGTGGTTATGTTAAAGGAACAGAAAATACGATGTTCTCTAAATGGAACCGTGGATTAATTGATATATTTAAGGAAGAATATGTTGCTGCAACTGCTTTATCATCTAATAAAGATGATAAAGACCCCTCAATACTATATGTTCAAGATTTTTGGAATAAACGTTTTGCTTCTTTTGGACTTACTGCCCCACAAGATATCGCGGACGATGCTTCAACACCTGATGCCTGTGCTATTAGTGGAGAAATTATAGATAAAAATCTATCTACAGTTACAGAATTTTATAAATATTGTCATACTCGTATTCAAAAAGATATCCCATATTATGCATCACCAACTATTGGATTCATTCCAATTAATTTATCTATAACATGTGATGGAATATCAGGTATTAAAATTTATAATTCAATAAATGTAAATACTACTTTTTTACCTAAAAATTATCCAAATTCACTTAAATTCATTATAAAAGGAGTTAACCATAAACTCTCAGGAAATGATTGGGAAACAACTATTGAAACTATGACGGTTTCTCAAGATGAAGAAAATGGGAAGAAAATTGTACCTTATCAACTTTTACAAAAACTAGTTAGAAAAATAATTCTTTCTTCTCAAAAAACTTTAGCTGAAGAATCAACCCCACCACCACAAATTATAAAAACGGGTAATGAAACTCCTTTATCATATAATGGTACTTCAAATGAACAATCACCTTTACCAACACCTGCTAAATCAGAAACTAATTCTAAATTAGAAAAAGCAACTAAAGAAGCATCTATTGCCATATTTAAAAAATATGGAGCTAAAGCAGGATTATGTGGTGGATACACTTATTATATAGCTGAAGAATTAGCAAGAAAACTTACCAAAAAATCATCTTTCCCTGGTACTGGAAAAGGAGGAAATAATGCATATGCTGAACAATTAAGAAAGAACTTAAGTGATTTAGGAATCTATACTGCAGAATCTTTAAAACCTATTGCAACAAATGTTGCTTTATCTTCGGCGGTAGCAAAAGTAGATTATGTTACATCTCAAGCTAATTATGGAGATGTTTTAATATATTATGCAACCCCTGAACCTCGTGGAAATAAAAAAGGAGCATATAGATTCCACGCCCAAATTTACACTGGAAATCAATATACTGGAAAACCATATAATGGTAAAGGATGGACAACCTCAGTTGAAAATAATTACAAATCATCTATGGTATATGGTAGTAAACCTGAAACCCCATATATGATATTCTGGTTTAGAATTAAAGATGAATACAAAGATCTACCCGCTTCAAAACAAGTTTCCATCACAACACCAGAAGACTCAGCTAAAGCATTTAATAATCTAACATATAGTTTAAAATTAATTTATACTTTGAAAGATGATTATTCAAATAATGGTAAACCATTATTTACTAACTTCCAAGGTTCTGTAAATGATGATGAAGAAGGAGCAGTAAAAAGACTTAAAATATGGTTTGAAACTGATGGTCCTCAATTCCATTATAAAAATTTAAATGGAGATGATAAAGAAGCATTTGATAAATCTTGGTATGCATTACTTAATAATACTAAAGGTGCAGCATATAATGTTACTTTTGAATCTCTTAAAAATAAACTAGTAAAACAAGTAATAATAGACCCAAATTTCTAACATGCCATATTATCCACTGTCCCAAATAAAACCAAACCTATTTACTAATGGGGGAGAATACGTCCTTTCAACAACAAAAGAAAATTATAAAGGCCCTTACTATGAGTTATCAAATGGTAGAAGATATACTGGAGGTACCCCTCAAGATGGTCCTAATATTCTTCTAATACAACCAACCCAAGATATTACCGAAGGCATAATGTCAGGACTTGGTGATCCTGTTCAATATATAGAATATGTTTTTCCTAATACTGAAGATAATAATTTAGCATCTCAATATAATATTAATAATAAACCTCAACAACCAAGAATATTACCTATTCCTAATCCAACAATTCCAACACAAAAGGATATTGATTTAGGAGTATTTCCCCGTTATTTCTGTAAAAAAAATAATGAGCTAAAATACTTTGAAATAGACGAAAACACCAGCAATCTACTTATATCCCAATCCCCAACGGTAGCATGGGATTTATACTCTACTATTTCAGTTTTATGGTATATTAAAGGAGGAAAAGAACAAGCATATAAAGCTAATAAAGGATTAGTTAATGTAGCTGAAACTAAAAATAAATGGTACGGTTTTTCTCAATACTTTAGAGAAGATTATTTACAATATTACGTGGATTAGTGAAAATCTGTTTGTATCTTTAAAGCATGTATTGGCTTATAGAAGATATTAAACATATAGAAACAATTTGTCGTATTCGCCACCAAGAGGCTTACGTTGATGTAATTCCATGCTCACACAACCTTCATCCTATTGAAAATAGTGTGTGTGCTATTTATCTTAAACCAAAAAACGATCCAAAAGGATATATTATTCCGGTAAACCATAGTGAAACAATAAACTTTGAATTAGAGGAGATAGAAAAGGTATTAAACAGTATTGAAAAAATTTATGTAAGGGATAGAAAAGAATTTTTACATTATTTCCCTATAAAACACTGTTACCAACCATCACCCTCCCCCCATACGTATATACCTCAATTAACACAAGCTCACACGCAGTTATACAATAGGTATCCGGAGATACAAAATCTAAACACAATTGTACCGATCGTAAAACACTATGAGGTATGTGAACAAAACTACGTTAATTTTAGTGGTTTAAACCAAAATCCATTTTACAATAAGGCGGCATTGGTGTTTAATCAACTAGAACGAGCGGGTATAAAAGTGGACCAAACCAAATTCGAGCAGTACTTCGATAAAGAGGTAAACGAGTTTATTTACACGCAATATAATTTAAATACATTAACCACAAGACCCTCAAATGCGTTCGGGGGAATTAATTTTTCAGCTTTAGATAAAAACAATGGAGAAAGAGAGTGCTTTGTACCGCGCAATGATATTTTTGTTGAAATGGATATTTCTGCTTATCATCCTACCCTTCTTGCTAACTTATTGGATTACACTTTCGATAGTGACGATATTCATGGGAGTTTTGCTCAAATGTATGGAGTGGATTACGCCAAAGCAAAAGAAATAACATTCAAACAAATCTATGGAGGTGTTTGGAAAGAATACCAAAACCTACCATTCTTTAGAAAAGTAATAGCATATACGGATGGTTTATGGGATGACTTCCAATATGGGGGATCCATTGAGTGCCCTATTTCAGGGTATAAGTTCAAACAAAAAGAACTGGAAAACATGAATCCACAAAAACTTTTGAATTACGTGTTACAAAACTTGGAGACAGCAAATAATGTTTGTATATTGTATGAAATATTTAAAATATTACGGGGTAAAAATACAAAACTCGTATTATATGTGTACGATTCATTTTTGTTTGATGTAGATAAGAGCGAGAAAGGTGTGCTAAAGGAAATAGCAAAAGTGATAAATGAAAAAAATCTACAATTTAAAGTAAAAACGGGCACTAATTATGCCAATATAAAATAAAAGTTATGTATAATACTCTTGAACAGCCTTCATATATGTATAATCAATATGATTACGATCAACTATTAGATTTTACATCCATGAATAATAGACTGTTTTGCACTTTTACTCCTCTTTTAGAGTTAGATACTCTAATTGAGAGTTTGGCTAACAAATATGTTATAATGTATGATAAAATGTTCGTACTGCATATTAAAAGCAATAACGAATATGTTGTAACATATAATGTGGATCAAGGAAATGTAAACGACATTCCCGACAATACTATTTTGGTACACAGAAAAAAAGAATCAAATACCTTATATACAATAAACGCATTAAATGAGTTAATCAAAAGATTAAACGGCGGAGTTGTTGATACTCACTTCCCGGTGAATTGGCAACATTATAAAAATTGTATATTACTTACCCAACATAATGAAATTAAGCAACTAAATACAAAGATTTTTAAAATCGTTGAATTATAGTTGGATTATTGAATAAAGGTTATTATATTAAAGTTGTAAACAAATAAATTAGTTATATTATGAATCTAGATGCAATCAAGAAAAAACTTGAGTCTATGCAGACACCTAAATCATCAGGTGGAAGCTCAACAAACACTTTCCCAAGATTTAAACCATCAATAGGAAAACAAACAATTCGTGTTGTACCTTTTAAGTACAATAAAGAATTCCCATTCACGGAAATGAAATTCTATTACGGAATTGGTAGTAAAAAAGTAATTGCTTCTCCATTAAACTGGGGTGAGAAAGATCCAATTGCAGAATTTGCAAAGCAATTACGTGGTACAAACGACAAAGAAAACTGGCGTTTAGCTAAAAAATTAGATCCTAAAACACGTGTATTCGCTCCTGTAATCGTTAGAGGTGAGGAATCAGAAGGTGTTCAAATGTGGGAATTTGGTAAAGAAATTTATGAAGCATTCTTACAAATGGCCGCTGATGAAGAAGTAGGTGATTTCACAGACATCATGTCAGGTAGAGACATTAAATTAGTTACAGTTGGACCAGATGTTACAGGTACTGCTTATAACAAAACAACTATCCAACCATCAATGAAAATGTCTTCATTAACAGAAGATTCAACATTGTTAGAGAAATGGTTAGATGAGCAAACTAATCCAAAAGAATCTTACAAAATGTTACCTTTTGATGATATCAAAGCAGCATTGCAAGAATGGTTAGCTCCTGAAAATGATGAAGGATCGATTGAAGAATCTTTAAATTTCACTAAAGAAGAACCTAAAACAAACTATAGTCTATCAGCTAAACCTGCTGCTAAAAAATCAAAAGCTGATGCATTTGATGATTTATTTGAAGAAGATGATGATATGCCATTTTAATTTATATAAATTATGGCTAAGACAACAAGAAAATCACTAACTGAGGCGGCTAGTAAGGAACTGAAATCCGCCTTCAGTTTAGACAAATTTAAAGCGAATAAAGGTTTAGCATCTAATGTTAAATTCAAGGAGCAAAAATGGATTCCATTCTCTCCCGCTTTACAAGAAGCACTATCTATTCCTGGTATTCCTATGGGTCACAATTCAATGGTTCGAGGAAAATCAAACACAGGAAAATCTACTATGACCATTGAGGTAGCAGTTAATGCTCAAAAAATGGGAATATTACCTGTATTGATCGTTACAGAGATGAAACATGATTGGAATCACTGGAGAACTATGGGATTCGAAATGGAGGATGTAGTGGATGAGGAAACAGGTGAAATTATCGATCAAACTGGATTCTTTATTTATCGAGATAGAAGTTCATTAAACTCAATTGAGGATATTGCAGCATTCATTATCGATTTATTAACTGAACAGAAAAAAGGTAATTTACCATACGACTTATTATTCATCTGGGATTCAGTTGGTTCAATCCCTTGCCAAATGTCAATTGAACAAGGTAAAAACAATCCAATGTGGAACGCAGGAGCTATCGCAACTCAATTCGGGAATTTTATCAATCAACAGATTGTAATGTCTCGTAAGGAAAGCTCAAAATACACGAATACTCTGTTTATTGTGAACAAAGTAGGTGTAGCACCTGCATTAACACCAATGTCACAACCTAGAATGACAAATAAAGGTGGAGATACGTTCTATTACGATGTTTCACTATGTTTAACATTTGGTAACGTTACAAACGCTGGTACTTCTAAAATTAACGCTGTTAAAGACAAGAAGAAAGTCGAATTCGCATTACGTACCAAAATTGCTTGTGATAAAAATCACATCAATGGAATTACTACAATGGGTACAATCGTTTCTACAGTACACGGATTCATTAAAGATGATCCGAATGCTATCAAGAAATATAAAGATGCGCATGTAAGCGAATGGGCTGACATTTTAGGACAAGGTACATATTCTGTACAAGAAGACAACAGTGAGTGGGACGAAAAAGCACCAACACCTGATTTATTTGAAAACGAAGATTAATATGAAAAAAGACCTCTTAAACCTTTTAAACAATATACAAGAACACGGGGAAGAAACCCCTACATCTGAACGCTACTTACTAATCGATGGACTTAACCTATTCTTCAGAAACTTTAGTGCTATAAACGCAGTAAATTCAAACGGAGTTCATATTGGAGGTTTAGGAGGCTTTTTTCGATCTTTGGGAGCTTTAATTCGCACCATTCAACCAACACAAGTTTATGTTGTGTTTGATGGTGTGGGTTCCTCAAATAATAGAAAAAACATTATCCCCGAATACAAATCAAATCGAAATGTATCTCGAGTAACTAAACATGAACTGTTTGATAATTTGGAAGAAGAAGATGACTCCAAAGTAGATCAAATTGTTCGCATCATCCAATACTTAAAAACGTTACCTGTTAAAACAGTCTCGTTACCTAGAGTAGAAGCAGATGATATTATCGCTTATTTAAGTGATACTTTAATTTCCAAACCTGAAGATAGAGCATTCATAGTATCCAGTGATAAAGATTATTTACAGTTGGTAAGTGAGCAAGTAATTGTATATCGTCCAATTGAAAAAGAATATTACACAACAGATACTGTAAGAGAAAAATTCAATGTATCTCCAAACAACTTTTTACTTTACAAGTTGTTAATGGGTGATAGCTCTGATGGAGTAACAGGTATTAAGGGATTAGGGGCTAAAGGATTATTCAAGAAATTTCCCGAACTATCAACAAAAGATTTATCATTTGATGATTTAATCGATATTGCTGAAGCAAAATTAAAAGAACACGTAGTGTATGCAAGAGTATTACACGATGTGCCTTTATTAGAAGACAAATATCGAGTAATGGATTTATCTAATCCAATGATGGATGATAAAGATAAATTATTTATCGATAATTTTGTTAAAGACACACAACTTGAATTCTTACCAAATGAATTTGTTGAAATGTGTAACGAGGATCAACTTGGAAACTTAATTCGAAATACTGAATTCTGGGTTCAAGATATTTTCAAAGAATTGTTGGAAAACCAACAATAAGTTATTAAATTTAAATAAAAGTTATAAAATGACCTTACAATCAATTGATGAATACGGACCATCGTTCCAGATGAAAGTGATATCTTCTTTATTAACACATAAAGAATTTTTACAAAATATAAACGACGTACTAAGTGATGAATACTTTAGTAATCCGGCTCATAAATGGGTTATAAACCAGATAATTCAATATTACGAAAATTATCATACAACCATTTCAATGGACATCTTGAAAGTTGAAATGAAAAAATTGGATAATGAAGTACTTAAAGTATCTGTTAAAGAACAATTACGTGAAGCCTATAGAGCGGATATTGAAGATTTAGAATATGTTCAAGGTGAGTTCTCTACGTTTTGTAAAAACCAACAATTAAAAAAAGCATTATTAAACAGTGTTGATTTATTAAAAGCTGGAGATTATGATTCGATCAAATATATGATTGAATCAGCAATGAAAGCAGGACAAGATAAAAACATTGGACACGAATATAAAAAAGATACTGAATCACGTTACCGTGAAGATCATAGAACCGTTGTACCTACTCCTTGGGAACCAATCAATGAATTAATTCAAGGTGGTTTAGGTAATGGGGATTTAGGGTTGATT